ATTTTACCCTGTTCAATGGTAACCGGTTGGACTTGAACAGACACGGTTGAATATGTGCACGTTTGGCGTTGGCCTGATGGTGTACCTCAAACTCCTCTAGGCCAGGATATAACGCCTACGGAGCACTGATAGTTGTCTTGTATTTGTTTGAAAGCCTACAAATGTCTCACTTTGGGTTGAGTTGCAATGCCCGGCCACCCTTCAAAAGGTCGAAATATACTTATTCCATGGATGAAAAAGAAAATTATAGGGGACGCCCAAACAGAAAACCCTCTAGAGAATCTAGGAGGCTAGATTCCCCCGGTGGTTCGTCCGGGCAGCGTAGCTCAAAACGAACAAATGCCCCCAGGAAGCGTCCGCATGGGAAGGTGCGGAAGAATGGGGGTGTTGAGCGGGCTCTCATTGCCAGTTTGCAAAGTGAACAAGGCAAATGTGATGCCCTGGAGGAAAAATTGTGTAGTTTGGCGGTCGAGTGTGACCGGTCTGTGGATACCGCCGTTCCTGGAGTAATAGCCGACAAGGAAGTTTTGCTTCCGTCGGCCCCGGTTACCATAGTTGAACATGATGTTCATCCCTCTGAGTTAATAGGGGCTCATTGTGAGCTCCATTTTAGGTCAGATAGGACCGACAAGTGTGTTAATAGGGCTATGGTGAGAATGCCTATTTGGCTTGAAAAGCAAGGACAGCCGTTACCAAAAGACAGGGCAGGGATGAAGCGCATTTTGGACTATATTGAATCTTTTTCAGTGAGTCCTGCAGCTCCTTACCAGTATGATTGGTGGAAACTGGGCCTTCGGGTCATTGGGATGGGTACTTTAGGAATGGGCTTGCGTGTTGTTAAGAAGCCACTGTTTAGGGGCTTGTTAGCAGGAGGCTTGATGGGGTTTGCAGCAGTTAGTTGGTTTATTAGCGCTAGGCGTGTCAGGAATGTTAATGATGTATTCCTGGTAAGCGAGTGCAAGAAGTTGACTGATTACTGCACCGGGTTTCTTTCTGAGTCCCGTCGTTTTGTAATGAAATGGATGTCGACACAACAAAGGAAATTCGGAAATTGGTTGCATTTACCCACGTGGACCAATTTTGCTAAGTGTGAGGAACATGAGTTCCTAGTGGGTTATACCATATTGCCCAATGAAATTTGGTGCGCGAGGTCATGCATACACAATGAGTTGAAAGCTTTGTGTAGTCGCCAGTTGTTGGAACCCAAGTCCACTGTGGGTGTCCGCTCTGACGTTTGGGATTATAATCGCGTTGCGCTGTTGGAGCAGTTTAGTTTTGCCAGTGGCGCTCATATGTGTGAGAGCCAGGAGATGTTAGATGATTTTATTAAACATTATCCGGATAGTAGAAAACGCATGATTTTGCAAGGATTTGATGAAGTGAATTCCGCTTTTCATGTTGTTACTGGTAAATCTAAAGTTATGGTGAAAGTAGAGTGGAATGTTGGTAAGGCACTCAACAAGAGGGATCCAAGATGTATTTCTGGCAAGGAGGATGATTATTTGGCAGCCACTGGTCCTTTGTATTATTCTTATATGAAGGCACTGGTGGCACAAAAGTGGCCAGATGTTAGCACTGCTTTGCGTCAGAAGTATATATACACTGGTGGTATGACGTCTGATCAAATAGGGCTGATCATTTCTCATTATGAGACCATGGGATGGTGCTTTTATGAGGGTGATTTTAGTCGTTATGATGGCCGTACCGAGTTGGAG